AAGAAACTGATAAAACTTTTCATCCGCCATATTATCGTTCTTAATCTTTCCGGCTGTGCCTTCGTAGTTAACATTGTATGGAGGATCAGTAACCGTAAGGTTTGCCAGCTTTCCGTCCATAAGAAGATTGAAAGTCTCAGCCTTCGTGCTATCACCACACACCAGACGGTGCTGTCCAAGTAGCCACAAATCACCCAGCTTCGTAATAGCAGGTTTTGAAAGTTCTTCGTCCACATCAAAGTCGTCGTCTTTGACATCCTCAATACCGCCCAACAGCTTATTCAACTCTGCATCATCAAAGCCCAGGAGCGACAGATCGAAATCAACGCCCTGCAATTCAGAAAGTTCTACCGATAGCATTTCAGTATCCCAGCCCGCATTCAAAGCAAGGCGGTTGTCAGCGATTATGTATGCTCGCTTCTGAGCTTCTGTCAAATGCTCGGCGAATACACAGGGAACCTCGGCGATACCTTCTTCTTTAGCTGCAATGACTCTGCCATGCCCTGCAATTATATTTAAGTCTTTATCCACTATGACTGGATTGACAAAACCAAACTCCCGTAGGCTCGCACGAAGCTGGAGAATCTGTTCCTTGCTATGTGTACGAGCATTCCTTGCATATGGCACCAGCTTATCAATATTTACTTTTTCTAATCGTTCAGTTGTATTCACAATCTTCTACCGTCCTCTCCTACCTGAAAGCAGAGCTTCCATAATATCGTCCTGCGGATTACCAATGAAAGCCGTGGTACAGTTTTGCTTGACTATGTCAAAGATTTCATACCAGAGCAGGTTAGCCTGTTTTTGAAATGACTGGCTCATTTGCACGAACGGACTGGCAATCGCACCTCCTGTTGTTGGGTGCTTGCCTAAAAGGCCATATGTGCTTATTGCTTCTTCACACTGGATGTATCGTGTAAACGACTGTGCATAGGCTTCGACGAGTCTGGGATTTACGAATTTTTCACAACCACGTTCCTTGAGCCATTTCCATGTTTCAATAAATAGGGCATCAGCACCCAGTGGTTTACCATCTTTTTGCCGTGCGCTGAGGTATTCACTCGGCGCCGGCATATCTTCACCATTCAAGTCTGCTGTATCATCCAGTTCGCTTGCTTCGAGCATGGACTCTGGCTTAAACTCTGGCGCCTCCAAAATCCGTGCGGCTTTACCTGCTGCGATCTTTTCCGCAAGAGGTTGTGGTTTGTCCCCGGCGCGCACGCGGCGCCCACCTCTATTTGTTCCGTCTTTTGCCACGTGCCTTCACCTCCTTGCTGTGGCAGGGTATAATACCCCGTTTGCCCCTGAATTTTTTCGCGCGTGACCCCACGCCCGTTGCACGCTAAAAAAGTCACAGAGATTTTGACGGCCCTTCCTGTTCCATCTTCCACCTTCTCGTGCTGTGATCTCAGAGTGACAGGAAGTACACAAGGACATAAGATTACTCGTTTCATTCGTCCCACCACAGGACAGTGGTTTGATGTGGTGTACTTCCTCGGCAGGGGTAATCTTACCTTGCTTCTTACAACGCTCGCAAAGCGGGTGCTCCGCTATATATCTGTCTCTGATACGCTTCCATGTCCGGTTGTACCGTTTCCTCACAGCGGGATCGCGGTCATAGCGTTCATAACGTCTGGCTTCCTGCTTGGCATGTTCGTCACAGAACCTATCATCTGTCAGCTTAGGGCAGCCGGGATGAGAACAAGGGCGCTTGGGTTTATAGGGCAATTGGATCACCTCGCTTGGGTAAAAGGAAAACCCTCGTGGGTTTCCCCTCGAAGGCTCTCTGTAGTTTTTCACAATACCATTGTATAATGGATTTCTAATAAAATCGTCCACTGTTTTACTCATTACTTTCCATAGAGTAGTAGCGCAAGATGCTGAAGCGCCCGATTCTTCTTGTTGTAGGCTGAAGAACGTTCAATGTTGAAACGGTCACAGATGTTGTACACTGCGTCAATCTGCTTTTGTTCATCATCCAAATAGAACTCCTTTAACACATACCGCTCGTCTTCAGTTAAAGCATCCCATGCCGGTTGAAACCAGTCCATGTATTCCAGCGCTTGGCGATAGCGTTCTTTCAATACATCAATTTCATTGATGCAGGCAATGAGCCTTTTCTCTCCAGCTTTTGGATCATGAGCCGATGGCATTCCATTTATAACCGGAGAGCCCGGGGAACTCATTTCTTCGTTGAGGGTTGCAATGTCCTCGTCAGTATGCTCTATGATGTACTTCATGCTGCTGTAGTCTTTTAGGGCGTTAATTGCCGCTGCTCTTTTATCTAAATATTGCCAGACAATGTTCATTTCATCAGACCTCCTTTAGGTTTACTTTGACCGCATCGATAAGAGCTGTCTGGGTTTTATCTTTTCGCTTAAGGGCTTTCATGTTTGGCCTTGCCGCCAAAGGCGGGCATTCGTCTGTTGGTACAATTCCAGGGACCATGTTAGCCCAAACCACACAAGGCAGGAACCGCCAGCTTGAAGGTTCAATCCATGTCCGGCGCATGCGGGATGGATAACGGCTACCGGGATTTCACCATTATTCCACCGTTTTATGGACTCAGCATTATCCAATTGAACGACAGGGAAACGCTCCATTATCCGTTCAAGGTCATGCTTATACCAGTAAGCAATAAGCACCGGTTTTCCGTTTGCCGCTTCGATAATGTCCTCCAAAGCATCCAGCTTACGGTCATGAATGCGGACAACTCCGCCATTCCCGTCATAGACCGCACCGTTGGCCATTTGAAGCAGTTTATTACTTAATGCTGCAGCATTCACTGCATCGATTTCTTTGCCTTTGAGTGAAAGTACCATCTCTGACTTCATGATTTCATAATGCTGCCGTTCATCCTCTGATAAAAGGACAGGAATTTCATTTATCACCAAATCAGGTAGCTTTAGATAGTCAGTGTTTTTCATGCTTATAGTAATGTCAGAAATAAGCCGATAAATGGCTTCCTCCGCACCGGGCTTAGGCTTATAGGTAAATATGATCTGCTGATTCCGTTTATCCGGTACAAAATAGGCGTTCCGGAAATGGGATATATACCGCCCGAGCCGCTGGCCCATATCAAGGATGCCGATCTCCGCCCATAAGTCCATCAACCCATTGCTTGAGGGTGTTCCTGTTAAACCAACGATTCTTTTTACACCCGGTCGTACTTTTCGAAGTGCCCGGAACCGCTTTGAGGAATGCGATTTAAATGATGACAGTTCATCGATGACCACCATGTCATAATCGAAGGGTATGCCACTATCGTTGATGAGCCAGTCCACGTTTTCCCGGTTTATAAGGTATACCTGCGCTCTCTGCAGAAGGGCTGCTTTCCGCTGAGCTTCACTGCCAATGGCGACTGAATAGGTAAGTCCACTTAAGTGATCCCATTTATTAATCTCTGCAGGCCATGTATCCCATGCAACTCGAAGTGGGGCAATAACTAATACCTTGCGAATCAAGAAGCTGTCCAATGTCAGGTCGAAGATGGCCGTTAAAGTAATGACACTCTTACCAAGACCCATTTCCAAGAGGATCGCCGCTATTGGATGGCTTAGGATGAAATTGGTGGCATATTCCTGATACTCATGTGGCTCGTATTTCATCCAGCAACCCTCCAATCTGATTCTCATCGTCAATAACGTAAACCTTAAACCCTAATTGCCGAAGCATTTCATGCCTTCGTTTCTGTATCGGTCGAGGTTTTGATCCACTCGCTTTGATTTCAGCAAATGCGATTATTCCTCCAGGCAGGAGGAGAAGTCTATCCGGTACTCCGTTATAACCGGGGGATATAAATTTTAAAGCAAGGCCTCCTGCTGCCTTGACCGCTTTTATCAGCTTTTGCTCGATATATTTCTCTCTCATGAGCACCTCCATTTGTTCCCAAAATCCAAAAAATCTCTATACGCGCGTATGTGCGTGTTTTCATGCTATATATAGCTCTTTTTCTTTACTATCATTTTTAATAGTAATAATTGGAACAATGGAACATAGGCCATATAATGCTGCACTAATAAAGGGGCTGGCGCCTGTTCCATTGTTGTGTTCCAAAAGGCTGATTTCGGCACACGGGAACAGGATTTTTTGTTCCTGACTTCACACATGTTCCAAAGTACGGTCTTTTGGAACAGAGTCAGGAACAGCCGTGCGGACATATACCCATTGCGGACCATATAACGGGATGCGCTCCTTTTTAGGTGCTATCTTCCATCCGCCAATTCCCGACATAATTGCAGAAATCTCGTTGCTGTCCATGCGTTTACAATTAGCGCGGTCTTTACCAAAGCACTCGCACCAGATCTCAAGGTTGGAGACTGAGGTGCGTCTGCGAACGCCTATTTTTCTGCTTTCCCCAAATTCGGTGCCATTTATATAAGCCCGGCGCTCATATAAGTCCATCGTGTCCCACTCTTCCGGTAGGAGCATATCTAGATAATCACGCACGAGACCTTCGCGCTCATCAGATTCCATTGCTTCCCGTTGTTCCTCTTTGGCAAGTTTTTCAAGGCCGGGATCTAAATACAGCTTTTCGCCCGCCTTCACATACGTAAGAGCCTCTGCCCATATCTGCAAGACTTCACTCTGAATGAGCTGCCAAGACTTCTTTGTCCCACCGCCAGGTGTTTTTACCGGCCAGAAGCGACGGTTGCCGGTAGTGTCCCGAAGATATCCTTTTTCTGCATTGGTGGTTCCGAAGAAAACGCATTGCCGCAGGTGCGGTGTTGCCCGGCGTCCGAAGCTGGCTCGGTAGATATCATTTTGCCGGGAAAGGAAGCTGCGGAGTGTTTCCAATTCAGCCTTCTTCAACCCAGCGAGTTCTCCAATCTCCAGTATCCAATAGCCCTGCAGCTTTTCAGCGGCTGTCTTGTCTTTGGTGTCCGAAAGCGAGAGACTGTCTGAGAACCACTCACCACCCAGCTTGGCAATAAGGGTGCTTTTACCCACACCCTGTGGGCCGTTTAGCACCAGCATGGAGTCAAACTTGATGCCGGGTGTCAGGACACGTGCAATTGCGGCACACAAGGTCTTTCTTGTGACAGAACGTACATATGCGTTGTCGGTAGCGCCAAGGTAATCGACCAGCAGGGTATCCACACGCGGGATATCGTCCCATTCAGGCAGCGTATCTATAAACTCACGTGTCGGGTGGTATGATCTGTCATCTGCTACCTTCGTAACTGCAATCTCATAATTTCTGGCAGAGAAGGTTCCGTAGTGGCTGTCGATATAGCTGATCAGCTGAGCATCGTCTGCATCCCGCCAGAATCTTGATGGATGCTGCCATGGCACTTCACCCTTGATTTCCAAGCTGTCAGAGAGCTGGTTGAACACAATCCCTTTAAGTGCGGGATCATTTTCAAGAATCAAAGTGAGATTTCGAAGGGTGTTTTTTACTGCGCCATTTTTCTCAAGTTCCAGCTGCTTTTGCCAGTCCTCATTATTAAACTCCACTTTTGCCTGAGCTTTGCGCTCCTCAGCGAATTGCTCCTTGACCCGTTCATCCTTAATCGCCAGTTCCGTCATTGCCTTAAAAGACGGAAGCTTACCGGATGGAGTATCCTCGGTTGTTTTATCATCCAGATCACGGAAGCGGTGTATGCGCACGAGGTCAAATGAGTTTAGTAGCTTTCCGCATGCGGGATCAGTAGCGTGGTGGCTATAGGCAAACGTGCCATCGTAAATAACAAGACCAGCTGACGAATCAGCAGGAATATAATCATATCTTCCATTAATGGTGCTTGGCTCATATACGTCAGAGAGAAATGCTTCTATTGCTTCCATAATGGAATACGCCCTACAAAAAGCTCCCACAACACCTTCCTTTGTGAGTGGATCAGCTTGTCTGGTTATTTGTCGCCGCACAACCTCTGATTGTCGTGATGACACCGGCCACATAGAGGTATCCCGCCAGTCAGCATATTTGGAAAGATACACATCTGGATCAAGCAGAGTGCCATCTTTCTCTCGGAACACAAACTCACCGTCGGATGGCGTTGATGGCCAGTACATTAGCCGTGAAGCTTCATAGGTGGTATCATCGAACAGATCAATTCCGATTTCTTTTGCCACCATGCGGCCTAGCGCTGGATATTCATCCTCACTGACTTCTCGTGAAAGCGGTATGATTAACCGAAGTCTCGGAGCTTCAGGCGTATGTTTATGCGTGGAATATACACAGCACTGCCAGTCATGGAGAGACTCAATCATTTCCCAAGTATCAGGCTTTGCATAATCCATATCCAGGGTAAGCATCGAGCGGCATAGTACATAGCCATTTCGGCGCTTACCCTCCCGGAGGGCTCCTCCCACGAAACCGCCCACATCTTTAATGGCATCTTGACGGGCTCGATTCAGCTTGCGAAACTCCGACACAGTCTCAGTTGTACGCTTTGTGGTACGAACAGTATTTTTGAAGTCCTCCCAGGTAATGTCACGATTCTTCCATTTTCTATCCATGCGGCTGTTTCCGACCGCAATCTTCATATCCGCTCCACCTCCTCGCAGTTTTCCGTAAAGTATCTAATTGGGATATGACGCTGTTTTGCTTTTTCTATCTCGGCAGCCATACCCTGCGATATGTGGCTGCCAAACACCCAGAGTTCATCGCATTTACACAGCCACACCATACCAAAAAGCAAGCCAAGTCTCCGCTGTTCTGGATCGCTGTCATCTAACACCTGCGGGTAAAGCAGGTGTGGCGCGAACGGAATCGAGCCTTCATCCACTGCAAACTTTAAATATCTCTTGGCGTTTATGATATTGCGCTTAATGTCGCCAGCGTATGGAGAGCAAATAAACACACATGGCTTACGGCCTTTTGCGATTTCCTCACGGATTACATTCTCCAATGCTTCTGCAGCAGTGGGATCAGGGTACCCTTCTGAGTTAAATCTGCTGATGTGCATATCAATCACCACCAGACAGCAACGCGTCCGGAACTGCGACATCCGTTACGGCTGTTTTCTGCATCAACTGTTCTTTGAACCACTCAAGCTCATCCTTGAGGTACTCGTTCTCGGCTGCCAGTGCTTCGGCCTTGGCTTCATACTTTATTCCTTCAGTCAGGCCATGAATTACGGCAAACGTAAAGCAGTAGATGCAAAGGTACATTAATATCCAGGGAAGCGCGGATGCTATTTTTGAAATGAGTTTTTTCCCAGGTTTCGTTTTCATCTCTCTTTCCATGTCACATCACCTCAAATTCAAGACCTTGTTCAATAAGTGGAAGGTAGCCGTGAGACTTAAGTAGCTCATAGATAAAGAGGCGGCCTTTCTGTGTCCAGTAAGTATGAACTTTCGCGTGGTATTCGCCATCGCTGCCTAAGTAGTTATGAGTCTTGGTGCAGGTATATCCGTTCTGCGCGTACTTTTGATATAGAAGCCAGATGTTACCCTGCTTAAACTGCACTCCAAGGGTGTGAAGATACTCATTAAGCCATTGACCGGACTTCCCATAATCTTTTGCGATAGTAGTAATTGCAACCGCATCTTTGCAGTTTAGAATAACGTCATAGTAACTGGCCTTCGGTTTCATCTCAGCAATTTGCTGTCTCTGGATGTGAACTGTTTCTGTAAGAGTGGCATTTCTTGCCCGCTCCGCCTTTAGTTCTTGAAGCGCCCTGATTAAAAGATCAGGATTGGCAAGCAATTCATCCACGGCATATACTCCATGCTTACGGATGGAAGGAAGGACTTCATGAGTCACCCAGCGCTTAAACTTCTTCGCTTCAGGTTTACGGGAAAGCAGGATAACGTTATAAAGCCCGCTCTCGCTAATAATAGTAAGTTCCTGCTTTCCACCAAGGGTGTCAGTAATGCTTACACCCTTTTCGGCATCATCAAGTCGGTCGGCAACCATGCGGGCGTTCCTCCGATCCAGAACATCACAGACATCCTTTAGAACCCACCATGTTTCTCCGTCACGTTGGACAGTCCGAATA